GGCGGTCCCGTTGGCTTCGGTCGCCCCCGGGGCGCTGTCGGCTCTGGTCACGAACGGTGCCGAGGCGCTCCGGGTCCGGTGGGGGACCCCGACGGCTTCGACCGGCCACTATCTGAACCCGTATTCGGTGCTTGAACTCTATTCGTCGATGAACGATGTGAAGTTCATACGCGTCGGGTCGTCGGATAGTACGATCTTCGTGACGTACTTCGGATAGGAGGACGCATGGGTGGACGCATCAGCCAACGAGTGGACCAAGTCTCCACCGGCGACATCTCGGAAGTGCTGGCCGGGAATGGACTCTCCGGCGGTGGCAGTTCAGGGTCGGTCAGTTTGGCGGTGGACGCCAACGAACTGGCGTCGGTGACTGGGGTGACTGCGGACTACATCGTGATCGAGGATGTGACCGACAACAGCACGAAGAAGTGCCTGATCTCTGACATTGCCTGCGTGCTCGGGTGACTAATGGAATGGGTTGGCGCGATCGGGCTGGTTGGGGCGGCGGTCGTGACCGGTGTTTTCACCGTGATCGCTTCCCGGTTCCGGCGGGAGATGACTGTCGTGCATGATGCAAACACGGTCAGAATGGAAGGCTTGGTCGAAGATGTGAGCGAGGTCAAGGCCGATGTGAAAGAGGTCCGCAAGGACTTCCACCGGCACCTCGAATGGCACGCGGGCGTGACGGGGTGCCCTGCCAAGGCTGGTGATCCATGAGTCCGAAGATTCCGACAACGAAGTCGAGCGTCCAACTGGACCTGTTGCATCCGAAGTTCGTCGCCCGGTTGGAGGCGTTCTTCGCTGACCCGCGTATCCGGGGCAACGTCAAGGTGTCCTCGGGTTGCCGTTCCTACGCGACTCAGATGTGGTTCTATAGTCGCTATCGAGAAGGGAGGGGGAATCTTGCCGCTAATCCCAATCGCCGTTTCGGCCCGCTGGGCGCTGACGGCAAGGGCATCTGGCGGGGGTCGTGGCACATGGTTCAGCCCGACGGATTTGGCTATGCAGTCGACCTCCACCGGGCAACGACAATCCTGTCCAAACCTGAGATCAACAAGATCGCAACCGAGTATGGCGTCGTTCCGACGATCAAGAACCGAGACGGGTCCCTCAGGGAGTGGTGGCACCACCAGCCGAGGGCCGGGGTTTCATGGTTCGACGCTCCGGCCCTGCGGGGTGAGCCGACCGAACATCCTGACGCTCCGAAACCGGAGACGGACTGGGCGGGGATCGCCGCCGCCGTTCAGGCGCAGCGCAAACAGGTCAAGGTCCGACCGCTGAGGCGAGGGTCGAAGGGCACCTCGGTGAAGACCACCCAGTCGCGCCTCGGGGCGCTCGGATACGAGTGCGGTCCCGCAGATGGTATCTTCGGACGAAAGACCAGATGGGCTGTGCGCCGATTCCAGAAGGCGCGGGGCCTCAAGGTCGACGGGATCGTCGGAACGGGCACTTGGGACGCCCTGATGCAAAATCGATAACAGGAGGCAACAATGCCATTCTTACTCAACCACAAGAGAGCGGATCGGGTGCCGACGGTGCTCGTCCAAGAGGCCTTGCTCGCGCAGGGGTTCACGCCGGGTCCAGCGGACGGCAGGTTCGGGTTGTCGACGCTGCGGGCGGTTGTCGCCTACCAGCGTCAACACGGACTCGACGAAACGGGAGCCGTCAACGAGGGGCTATACAGGTCGATCACGATGGGCAAGGCACCGCCCGCGAAGAAGGCCGTGGCGAAAAAGGCTACAGCGAAGAAGCCTGCTGCGAAGAAGTCCCCGACCAAGAAGCCAGCAGCGAAGAAGGCCAAGGCATGAGAAGACTGAACCGCACCCAACTAGTCGACGTCTGCGAACGGGCGTTGGCGACCTACGTCCAGTCCGTCCTCGGCCTGTGGATCGCCGGGGCGATGACAGACCTGAGCCTGTCGAGCGTCAAAGCCCTCCTCGTGGCAGCCGCGCCGGGTGCCCTGTCGATCATCAAGGGCTACCTGTCGAGCGTGCTACCGGTCGGCGACGCATCGGCGTCGGTGGTGGCGATAGGTCGGCCCGCCGGGTCGGAAGCCGCTTCTGGCATGTATGACTGAGGGCTGATCGCCCACCAGACGGTCGTAGGGGCGTTCTAACGGCCTCGGGGGGTCTGGGACGGGTGCTAACCCTAGATGGACGGGGCTGGCCCTTAGACGGGCTTCTGGCCGAGGTCGCTGATCGGTAGGTTGTAGCAGTCGACCGTTGCGATCCACCCGTTGTCGCCGTCCTGCTCCCCGGCCCGCACCAATCGGGCCTGTTCAAAGAACGCCGCCTTGGCGATCGCTCCGCAGTACCAGCCGCAGGTCATGTCCTCCAGCACCCGCACGAACGCGTAGACGTCGCAGTCCTGACCCGTGTGGCCCGCCGTGACCGAGCACTCGTAGTGCGGGCGAGGCATCGACCGGACCATCTTCGTCTTGACATCGACTGTCACCCCGGACTTCATCACGATGTCGTAGTCGTAGGTGTTGGCCTGCCGACCCCCGACCCGTTCCCGAAAGACCACCTCGCCGAGAAACCCGTACACGGTTCCCTCACCCTCACGAATCGAGTGGTTCAGGACCGGAACCTCGGCGGCGAGCCGTTCAGCCTCGGCGACCATCGCCGGAGTGATGTCGACCTCGATGACCCTCACCGTCGGCCCCCGGAGGGCAACGGTTGGAGCCTGTCGAGTTCAGCCCGGACCTCGGGGAGTGTCTCCCGTCGGAGGGTCGGAGGAACCCCGTCGGCCGGTCGGACGAACTTGATGACGTAGGCCGAACCGGAGCGGCTGATCTCCCCGACCTCAAACTGGTACCGATCCGGGTGGCTGAAATACTCGGAGCGGGTCAGCCCGTCGGGTATGCGCCCAACCGCCCGCCCGTAGCAGGTCTCGTGGTGGATGACGTACCGGCTCTTGTTCATGCTGCTTGCCTCCTGCGGCGGGCCTCGACCCTACGCTCCTTCTCCGTCATCCCGCCCCACACGCCGAATCGCTCCCTGCTCGCCAGAGCGAAGTCGAGGCACTCGGCCCGAACCGAACACCCGGCGCAGATCGCCTTGGCTGCTGTCGCCGGTCGTCCAAGGTCGAGGAAGAACAGGTCGGGGTCGGCGTCGGCGCACGCAGCGTCGACCGTCCACGGTGCGGGGATCAGCGTATGCGGCGCGAGGCCTTCGATGAGTTGTCTGTCTGCTATCGGCATCACTTGACCTCCGTGATCTCGTACTCCACGACCTCGCCACTAAGCGGGTACGGGTAGAGCGCCATCGCTGGCGTCGTGGCCGGGTGCATCGCGTAGCCGGTGTGGTCGGTGTCGGCCTGCACCTCAAGGGTGAAGTCCGGGTAGGCGTTCCCGGTGCGGCCCTCGAAGTACGGGTCGTCCGGGTAGGTGCCATCAACCTTGATGGTCACTTGGTAGGTGGTGGTGTTCATGGTGGCTGCCTCCTTCATCACTTGGTCTCTCGCAGGCAGGCGGCGCAGTCGATCGGATCGTCGGTGCGGTTCCACGCCCCGTCGGAGGGGCAGTCCTTCGGGCGGGCTCCGCAGACCGGGGAGCCGGTCGGGTGACCGTGGAGGTCGCGGGCCGGGCGGCAGGCGTGGACCTTGCCGGTGTAACCCGTGCGGGCTGCGAATAGCGCGGGTGCGCCGAATGCATCTCGCATGAGGCGATCGTAGGTGGGTAGGTGCTTCATGGTGGCTGCCTCCTTGTGGCTGCTCGTTGTTTCCATGCCTCCATTATACACAAAGACCTAGCCCTGTCTAGTCATCCCCCGACTAGGCGATCCCTGAACAGGGCAAACGCCCCCGAAATCGGGACAAAACCGCAGGTCAGAAATAGTTTCAGAAAGTTTCACGAACAAGGGCCGCAACTCTGTCGCAGCCGTGCCGTAACCTGTTCTCAGCGGTCGTATCGACCGATCACTACCAGATTGGAGACACCCATGAAACCTCACGAGGCTGCCGACCAGATCGGCAAACTCGCCGACCTCCTACTCGATCCCGTGGACTCGCAGATCGAACTCGTTGACCTGATCGAGATGGTCGACCGGCTCGACGAGGCAGCCCGGAATATCCGGTCGGCGTCCACCGCAGCGAAGGCGCTCGCCAACCGCCTGATCGACAACGCTGGCGAACAGCGCGTCGTCCTCGGTTCCGGGATTGTCGCCGAACGCACCGGATCGTGGCGACGGTCTGACATCGACCGGGCGGGCCTCGTCAAGTACGTCCGCACCGCAGCCGCGCTCGATGACATCCGAATGGACCCCAAGACCGGGGAACTCCGACCCGCCGAGGCGGTCACCATAGACCTGTACGAGCGGTGCTTCCGGTTTGAGCCGAAGTGGAAAGAACTCAAGAACCTCGGGGTGAACGACGACGAGTTCTGCTCCCGCGAGTTCGTCGCCTCCGTCAAGATCACGAAAGCGAAGGTGCTGTGATGGGTGACGGCTACGTTGAAGAACCTCTGCTCGTGGACACTGACGACCACGGCAAACCCAAATGGGCCATCTGGACATCAGAGGGTTACATACCACAAGAGGAGTTCAAGGACTGCCGGACAGTCTCGACTGAGAGCGATGGGCGCCACACCACAAACCTGTGCTCCTTCTTGGAGTTGAGTGGTCTGGACGCCGAGGCTCAATGGGTTGTAATGAAGGATGGCAGCCTCGTGGCTACGCAGTCCATCGACCACCCGCTGTACGACGGTCAACCGGGCTGGGAACTGGAGACGAAAGACCATGACTGACCTGATCCCCATGTCGGAGGCTGCGACCTTCGACCTCATCATGCGCCAGTCGGAGGTGCTCGCCCAGTCGACGATCATCCCGGCTGCGTACCGCCGCAAAGGTGCCGACATCGTGGCAGCCGGACTAGCGGGTCGGGCGTTCGGATGGGATGCGATGACCTCGATGCGGCAGTTCCATGTCATCGAGGGAACGGCGAGCCTGCGACCCGAGTCCATGCTCGGCCTCGTCCGGCAAGCCGGACACTCCGTCACCGTCGAGGTCCACCCCGAAGGCGCGGTCGCCCACGGCACCCGCGCCGACACCGGAGACGAACACTCGGCGTCGTTCACAATGGCCGACGCTGCGGCTGCGGGGCTGGCCGACAAGCGCAACTGGAAGCAGTATCAGGACGCCATGCTCACATGGAGGGCGGTGGCGAAACTCTGCCGGGTGCTGTTCCCCGACGTGGTGCTCGGCGCAGGATATGTCCCCGAGGAACTCGGAGCAGAGGTCACCGCAACCGGTGAGGTCATCGAGATCGAACCAGTCGACCCGGACCTGATGCCCGTCGCCGAAGCCAAGCACGCCGTTCTGGAAGCAGTCGGTGGAGACAAGGAACTGGCCCGTACCCGGTGGGACGAAATGGTCGGCGACGAGCCACCCACCCGATCGGCTATCGCTGAGGTGTTGGATGCACTAACATCCTCGTCCCCCGCTGAGAACGACGAGACATAGAGCAAGGCCGAGACAGCGGACGGTGATCGTACCGCCGCCTCGGCCCGCTGAAAGGGATGGAGACCCCGTGGGACAACATACACCACTCCGACGACGGTGGACGAACGCTGAGATTGTGGTCTTTCCGACAGCGATCCTCGCCGAAAAGTTGTCGCCGACCGGCCTGCGCCTATGGATAGCGCTCGCGCAGTTCGCCAACGACGACCGACAATGCTGGCCGAGCCGTCGGACGCTTGCCGAGATGCTTCCAGCGGGGGTAGCGCTTGGCACGATCCGGCGGGCGCGAGCCGAACTGGAAGCCGCCGACCTGCTGCGTGTCGAGTACCGAAATGATGAGCGC